GCAATACCCTGCGCAATTACTTGATCCCATGTAGGCTGTAAATCCTAGTGTAACCGTGGCTGTCCCCACGCTGAATAGGTATGTGAATACATGGCTGTAGAGTAATTGTTCTAACTAACGAACTGTGCAATAATTAACCTCTTATTTTCAGATTATTAATCTATATATCAGATGCAAGCGTTGATTGATATATACTTTGATTTTCTTGTGATAAGTTGATGTAATTTTAAGTTTTCTGCCTCTTTCTATATGCTAGTTGACTAGTAGGATGCGATCTCCTCTTGAAGAAACACACAGCGGATTCGACCCCGACTGTTGGCGCATTTTAATGGTGACGATTTTTGGAACTTCAACATATTTGAAGGTAGGCACTGTGGCTAGAACCCACAGCGGTTTGTAGACTTTACTTATTATTTTCCTTTTGTTAGGCACGAGCAAAGTAGCTTTGAATAACTCCTCGTGACTGGATGTGTGCTTTGGCGTATGACGGATTTCATCCACCGTGCTTTAGGAATTAATTTGTATCTAATCGCAAGCCGTAGAAGGTCAATCCCTGTAATGGGTGGCATTACCGGAAAACGCTATCCCCAATATCAAGCCGAACCCCATATAACATGAATAATATTCTGATATCTCTGACTGATCTTATGGCACAACTTGGTATAACCTCTCAACCGGATACTGATTACGGATATGCTACTGATGAAGACGCTCTCAACTATTCCATACATTCTCTTGCTGCATCTGCTGCTATTTGCCTTATAGAAAATTATGTTCATTACTTTGAAGATTGTACTTCTCCAGAAACCTCTCTACAGGAATTTGCTCTTCACACCTACTTGAAACAATTCTCATTTGAAGATACTCCTATTAATACTCTCTTTCACATAAGACAACACGCTCTCAACAACATGTACATTTGTGAAAAGTGGGACACGATAAAATGTTTTCTTCGTCTCTTGTCTTGTAGTGGAATGCCCATCTCTGTTGAAGAAGACGACAACAATCTTTGCGGATGTTGTGACGGCTACTCTGATACCACTATTAAATTTAAGGACTTTGTGATAACTGAAACCAACAGTGAAACCAGATTCTCAGATGATTACTGCTATGGTCGTTCCTATTCTATCAATAAAACTTATCAGCAACTCAAATTGATTCTCTCTGGCGATGTTGAAACCAATCCTGGCCCTCGGACACATTGTAATACTTGTTTAGAAGAAAAGAAACGTTTCAAGGAAATGCAACGTGAAATCGCGAAACTCAAGAAAGCTCAAGTGAAGCAAAACAACTGTTTACAACGACAACTTGAACTTGAGAAACGCGATCGCCAGAAGAAACGTGAAGCTTGTGCAGATCATAAACGTTATGCTCAGGCTCTCTTTGGTGAAACCGCTAGTAAAATAGTTTCTGATACTGTTAGTGCTTGTTCAAACCCTACTCTTTTGGCTGAAACTGCAAAAGCTGGTGCGTATGTAGCTGCCAACACCGTTTTACCTGGTGTTGGTACTGCTGCTGCTGCCGTTGTAAATGGTGCAAAACTTTCTGCTGCAGTTAACAAACTTAACCCGACTATGGATTTGATACAAGGTGTGCTTAAAACTCTTTCTGAAGCTAGTGATGAACTCAAGAAATTATTTAGTATTCCCGCTGATTACGATCTTATTGGTATTATGATTACTTTTGCTTCTATTGCTCAAAGCCTTCAACAGAAACAAATTTTCCTCCTTACTCTTCATTGCACCAATCTGGCTCGTCAATTACGGATCACTCTCGACTCTCTAATGAGTCTTATTCCATCCTTTTCTGACCTTTCTATTAGTTTCTCCTCTTCCTCTAGTAGTGCTCGTGTCGGTCAATCTCTCGTTGACGACATGTTTGCAACTGCTGCTTCCTCACCTGAACTTCTTCCGTTTGCTGGATTTCTGTCTTTCTTCTGTGGAGCTTTTAGCTTGCTCTGCAGTGGAACTATTCCAACTCCATCTGACATGACCAAACACTTCTCCAATGTTGGCCGCGCTGCCCAAGGTTTCCGTGCTCTCAAGGACCTTTTCACATGGCTGCAAAGCTATTTATCTGAGATCTACTACACGACTGTTTATGGACTTAGTGCTGATGAATACGCATTCATGAAAGAGTTTCCTCACTTGGAAAATCTCTATGCTGCTGTAAGATTCATTGAGGAAATGGAAAAACCATTGTTGGACGCCTCTGCTCCCATTTCAGACCAAGTCCTGCGTGTGAACCGTGAACTTAATGAATATCATTACAAAGCTGCTCGCATGAACTCTCGCTCTAGTACTCACCTGATCAATAGTCTCCAAAAGCGGATAAAAGGACAGGTGGAATGGGCTACTCATAGCCCTGCCCGCTGTCACACCATCCGCATTCACCCCATTGGCCTGTATCTCTTCGGAAAACCTGGCGTTGGCAAAAGCGTTGCTACCGAAGTCATCAAAGCCCGCATCTTCAAGAAGTATCTCAAGGATAAAGGCACCAAGTTCGAATCTTGCTCTTTCTCACGAAGAGCCAAGAACGAATATTGGGAAGGTTATACTGGACAACCTATCGTCATCCTTGACGATTTCGGTAACGTTGTTGACTCCCCTGTCAAACAAGTTGAAGAATACGAAGAATTGCAACGAATGGTTAATACTGCTCAGTTTCCTCTGAAAATGGCTACCCTCGAATCCAAAGGGTGTACCAACTTTACTTCTGAGTATATCATTGCATCTTCCAACCTTCGCTATCCTGACATCAAATCTCTTAACGACCCTGGTGCTATCTATCGACGTTTCCATGTGTGGGCCGACGTGACAATCGACCCATCCTGTGGAAAGCCGATAGGTACTGACGAACGTGGCAATGCCTATTATACTTATGACCGCGCTGCTGTTGCTAAGCATAAAGGCGTTCCCGAAAAGGACGTACCCCCGCTATCTACTGACCACTACCGCTTCACGTGCTATACTGTTCGATATAAAGAACAGACTGGCGTTGCTGAAGTACACTACATTCCTGGTAAAGCTGGCATTAGTTTTGAAGAATTCTGGGATTACTTTTGCGAAGAGAATGACTCTCGCAAGAGTAATAGTGCTGATCTTGCTGGCGCTTTACGCGAAGTTGCTGGTATTTCATCTCCTGCAACTCCTCCTACCGAACAAGCTGTTCTGGACACCTTTGAAGAAATCTTTAACGCTGATAACTTCATAGATGCCCTGGCTGCTGATGACAAATACAACGACGACGACTTTACTGCTGCTGAAGAAGACTCGACTTTTGGCTCCATTGCGCATATCTTTGTGGCTCGCAAACGTACTGAAGAACTTCGGAAAACGTTTGATGGCTACAGAGATTTGTGCAGAACAAAGTTTACCTCTCTTTGGAGTCAGATTAAGATGTGTGTGTCTGCTGCTTCAAACACTCTCATGTCTGTTGCTCAGTTCATACTCTCTCTCTTCTCCTCTGTTACCCAAACCTGTATCAACTACCTTCCTAGTGTACCAACCTCCAAACTACTCACTGGCTTGTGTTCTACTGCTCTTGCTCTGTTTGGAGTGTGGTACACTGGACTGTTTCGTGGCAAATCCCTCGATGACGTTGATACTTGCTGTCAATTTAATCGTTCGCCTTCTGGTGCTACTTCTCCGTGTGGAAAGTGTAAGGTGTGTGCTGTGCTCGAATATCCCGACACTGGTGACATGCTGGACCACTTTTTGGACCGGACAGGAATCAAATCTGTTCGCGATAGTTTGCTTAAGACCGGCTTTGATAGAGACCAATTGGAAAATGCGCGAGAACGTATTCGACGCCAAGTTCCGCGCCAACGCTCTCGCCCGCAATGTCCAATATTGCTCTTTGCCCATAGCCCTAATCCTCAGCAAACCTACGAAGAAGCTCACAAGATGTTTTCGTCGACTTGTCTCGCTGGTTGTTCGTACTGTGACAATCTTGCGGTTGACGACCTTGACCTGACAAGCCCTGACGCTGTGCTGGACGCTTCTTGGGACCTTTGGCATTCACATAACTCTCTGAGTACCGCAACCGCGCAACGAGTCTACGACACACAACCTCACGTCTCACGCCCACGTCCGTTCGCTCAACGTGTGTATGAATCTGCTCCTCGTGTACCTCGACCTCGACAACATGCCCAAGGATTTGTGGATTGTAAGACCGAGATGCACATTGGTGCGCGTAAGTACGCTCAACGCGATCGTGTGCAAATCGAACAAACGACACAAGTTCTTCTTAGCAATTCAGTCTGGATTCAAGTGGTGGACAAAGATGGTTTGTGTGGTAGAAGTAATGGTGTTTTCCTAGTTGGACGCACCATGATTACTACCGCTCATACCATCTTGAACCCACCTGGCAACTCTCCCATTGAGTACGTTATCATCCGTAATCCGTATTCAACCGAAGCTGCTATCAAGATCCCGATTGAACAGTGTCAGATTTCTCAGGCCTTCCAAATGGATGGCTCGCCTGTTGATCTGGCTATAGTTTCTTTTCCTCCTGTTGTTCCTAACCGACCACGCATTCTCTCTAAGTTTCTTGGATCCGAGAATATCGATTTGTTAAAAGAGGGAGACCTTACGTTCTCTGGCTTTTATCAAATTGGTAACAAGACTATTGTGCAAGAAAAGTATCCATCTTCTTTCTCTGTTTCAACCAAAGAGACTGAATACTACCTACACAAGTCTGGATCCTGTCCAAAAAGTTCTAATCATTGCATTTGTCCTGTCAAGATTGGTAATCACATCGAATATGACCTGGAGACCATGAGTGGAATGTGTGGCGCTTTGCTTTCTATTTCAAATCGTCTCATCCACACGAAGCTCATTGGTTTTCATGTTGCTGGCGGTGTTGGCGCCTTAGCCCTTGGCGCTCTCACAACACGACAATTCCTCGAAAAAGCTCTCACTGATCACGTAGAAAAGTTTGGTATCCCTCAGTCATACTTGATTGATGGAAGACTACCATACTCCCAGTCCTGGGTGGACCCTGCGTGTAAAGTGTCATTGCTTGATCTTGGTGACTGTCTGAACGTAGGAACTGCTCCTGCGCCAGCTGCCCCAAATACGACACAACTTGCCCCTTCCCTGATCTTCGACAAAGTTCAACCGCATATCATGAAACCTGCTCACCTGAAACCTGTACATGTACAAGGTGAAGGAATAGTAGACCCAATGATAAAAGGTATCAAGAAGATTATGGGTAGTCAAACCTTCATAGACCCCGACTTGCTGAATGCTGCTGCAAACGATGTGTTTCAAGGCCTAGGTAAACCACCACAAGGCAATGGCATCGTTCATAGCTACGAAGAAGCGATAGTGGGTGTTGAAGGTGATCCCTACAAGCGACCAATTAACCGAACTACCTCTCCTGGATATCCGTTCAATTTGACTAACAAGACAAAAGGAAAGACTGCTTGGTTAGGTGCTGGTGAGGATTACATAGTGGACAACCCGGAACTCAAGAAAGAAGTCACTGATCTGATCAGAGACTCCAAAAATGGAATCCGTGGAAACGCTATTTCCCTTGCTACTCTCAAAGATGAGAAACGCCCTAACGAAAAAGTTGATGCAGGAAAAACTCGTGTTTTCGAAGCCTGCCCCCAACATCTTGTCATTGCTATTCGACAATACTATCTCGATTTTGCTGCTCATGTTATGAGAAACAGAATTGACAATGGTATTGCCGTTGGCATTAACCCCTACTCACTTGAATGGACGAAACTGGCCCATCACTTGCTGTCTAAAGGAAACAATATGATAGCAGGTGACTTCTCCAACTTTGATGGTTCACTTCTAATGCAAATTCTCGTCAAGATTATGGAAAAGATCAACGAGTGGTATGCAGATGGTGCGGAGAATCAGCTGATCAGAGCTGCTCTTTGGGAGCATATCTGTAATGCTGATATCCTTGTCCGTGGCGAAGTGATTCGAAAGACCCACTCGCAACCTTCAGGAAACCCCCTCACTGTTATCATCAACTCGTTGTTCAATGGAATTGTGATGCGTATAGCTTATATGTTGCTCAAGAAAGAACGTGGACTCCCCGGTGTGTGTGACTATAGAAAGTACGTTGCTGAAATCATTTATGGCGATGATGACGTAAAATCCGTCAGCTCCGAAATAATTGATTGGTTCAATCAAACAACATTGACCACTGCACTTGCTTCCTTTGGTTTAACATACACCGATGAGACTAAAAGTGGCGCTGTTCTTCCTTACAAACGCTTGGAAGACACCGCTTTCTTGAAACGCAAATTTGCTATACAGCTGGACGGGACTTATCTCGCACCCATGGATCTCGAGAATATTCTTGAAATTACAAATTGGGTTCGTGGTAAGGCTCTGAAGGCAGCAACCATCGAAAACTGTGAACAAACGATCATGGAACTCTCTCTCCATCCGCAACACGTATATGAGTTTTGGAGTACTCGTATACAAGAGGAACTCGGAAAAGTTGGATTATCTATGATAGTTCCGACTTACTACGAGCAGATGGAGACGTACAGATACAACCGTGATATGTACGCCCGAACAGAATATGTTCCTCTGTGGTAAACTCCTGGCCTTGCTCCGGAAATGTGATCTTGAATTGAGAATACAAACGGGATACTTCCCGATTCACTGCTATTTCCTTG